GGAAAGGAACGCCATCAAGTCAAAATTTTACTCGATGTAAGTTTTGTAGGGGGGGGTATAAAGTAGTTGATATGGAAATAGTTGGAAAAGGTGAAGGTACAGATGTACTAAGCAAATTGGAAAGGCCGCCAAGTTTTTTGGATGCGGCTGCAAAACGGTATTACAAAAAAATTGGTGAAGTATTGATCACTGCCAAGGTCCTAAAGCGCATTCACTTAACTACTTTGGAAATGTTGGCCACAAACTGTGCGCAGTGGGAGTTTGCGGTGAAAGAAATTACCCGAAAAAATAAAGAGGCCGCCGGTACTGGATATATCCAGACGTACACATCCAAGGCTACCAACATTTCTACGGAACTGGTCCTTAAGCGTGATGCAGAAAAAGCAATGCGTGATAATATTGCCGCTTTTGGTATGGACCCGCAGAGCGAAAAGAAATTAAAACAAAATATTGATCCCGCCCAGGGCGACCTATTCGGGGATTTTATGAGTAAAAAGCACGGTTAAAAAAGCATGAACCTACCAACAGAAATATTATCTAGTGTGCCATTCCAATACGCATCGGATGTAAAAGAGGGGCGCATTACCACAGGCCGAAAAATTAAGCTGGCCGTGGATAGGTTTTATTTCTGGTTGGAAAATGCGGACCAAAAAGGCTTTGTCCTGGATAACAATTCTGGAATGAGGCACATAAATTTCTTTACAGAGTTTCTGGTACATACTAAAGGGGCTTATGCAGGTAATGCTTTTGAGCTTTCCCCATACCAACAATTTACCATCTACAACATATTTGCCTGGAAAAAATACAATTCTAATGGCCAACTGGTCCGGGTAATAAAAACGGTTTATGAAAAAGTAGGCCGTAAGAATGGTAAGACCGCAGTATTGGCAGGGTTGGGGCTGGATTGTCAAGGGTTTGATTTTGAGGAAGCGCCAGAAATTTATGTGGGTGCCACAAAAGAAGCACAGGCAAAGGTACTTTGGGAGCAGGCCTACCAGTTTGTTTTTAAAAGTCTCAAACTTAGAAAAATTGGCTTTAAGAATACCCAAAGGGAAATACGTTCCACGTTCAATATTGGTGTGTTCCGTTTTTTGGGTGGGGATAGTAAAACATTGGACGGACTTAACCCTTCTGTCTCCATAATAGACGAATACCACGCCCATAAAGATGATTCCATCCGTGAGGTACTGGAATCTGCAATGGGTGCCAGGCTACAACCGCTAATTTACATTATTACAACCGCTGGGACCAATGTGGTTAGTGCCTGTAAGTTGTACGAAGATGTTTGTGTGGAGATTTTGGAGGGCCAAAAAGAGGATGATTCCACTTTTATTATGATCCATGACTTGGATGATGATGATGATTGGCAGGATGAAACCAACTGGATCAAGGCCAACCCAAATTTGGGTGTGTCCATAAGCATGGATTACTTAAGATCAGAGTTCCAAAAAGCAATTAACCAGCCATCAAAAGCACCAAATTTTAAGACCAAGCACTTAAATATGTGGGTAGATAGTCCAGAGATTTGGATACCTACAGAAATATGGAAAAAAAATAAAGTGGATTCTATCCCTATGGAGAAGTTCCAGACCTTTGGCAGTTTTGCCGCCTTGGACCTTTCCACCACTACAGATTTAACCGCTTACATAAACTTGAGCGAGCCGGACGAAAATGGGGACCGTTATATTCTGCCCTACTTCTTTTGTCCTAAGGATACTATAGATAAAAGAAGCAAAGAGGACCATGCCCCCTACAGGGATTGGATGGACCGCGAGCTTTTAATTGCTACCCCTGGCAATACCGTGGATTATGATGCCGTACAGGAAAAAGTATTGGAAACATTCCATGTAAATGGTGTAAAAAGGTTGGAGATGGACCAATGGAACGCAGCGCAGATGGCCAACAACCTTACAAAGGCCGGTATAGAAGTTAGTTTTTTTTCACAGGCCATTAGCAATATGAGTTTCCCTACAAAACAATTCGAGAAACTGGTGTACGAGGGCAAGATAAAACACGATGGCAACCCTATCCTGGAATGGATGCTTAGTGGTTGTGTGGTTATAGAGGACCCAAATGAGAATATAAAGGTCCATAAGGGAAAGAGCCACATGGGTAAAAAGCGGGTAGACGGTATAGTGGCCACAATAATGGCTTTGGGCGGCTCCCTGTCCATAGAACAGACCAATGAAAGTAAGTATAATAATCCTAACGAAGAAATTATAATGTAATGCCAAAAAAAAACAAGATAACCCCAAAATGGGAAAAGTACATCATAAAAAATCGCCTTAAAAAGACCGCCAAGGAAATGGCCTTGGTAATAGGTTGTTCCTCTTCCGCGGTGTGCAAATGGCTTAAAGATAATGATCTATCCGTGTCCAGGGCTGTAATAACCCCTGAATGGGAAAAATATATAACAGAAAACAGGTTTAAAATGTCCTCTAGGCAAATGGCAGAAGTAATTGGTTGTTCCCCTGGGCCTGTAAGTAAGTGGATGCGCCAAAACGGACTATCAGTATCCAAGGAACTGTCCAATAAATTTAAGGGAGATGCCTTAAAGGGCCGTACCATAATGACCCCAGAACAGGATGCCATCCTAAAGGAAAAATACCTTACCGTTCCGGTAAAACCTTTGGCCCAGGAAATTGGCGTATCCCATGGCTGCCTTAGTAACCGTATGAAACAATTGGGCCTAGTGGTCCCAAAAGAATTACGCCAGGCACGCAAAGCCAAAAGCAGGTTCAAAAAAGGGCATATAGCCCATAATAAAGGGTTAAAGCGTTCGCAGTTCATGACCCCGGAAGGAATAGAAATATCAAAAAAACATCAATTTAAAAAAGGCCACGTACCGCATAACGATCTGGGCAGGAACGGTATTATAAGAGTGCGTAAGGACAGTAAGACCAGGGCACAGTACCAATACATAAGGGTTTCGTCCGGTGAATGGGAATTATTGCAGAGATATAACTACAGAAAGTATTTTGGAGAAATACCGGAGGGGTATTTGGTACGCCTAAAAGATGGTAATACTATGAACTGTAGCCCTGAAAACTTAGAATTGATCTCCATGGCAGAAAACGCCCGCAGAAATACAGAACAGTTCCACAACTGGCCAGAACCCTTAAAAAAAGCAATTCGCATCAATAATAAATTAACAAAAACCCTAAGAAAAAATGGAAAATCAAAATCAAGAAAACAACAAGACGCTTAGTCATTTAAACACCGTCCTTTTTAATTCCCTAACGGAAGTTATAGAGGGAGCAATGGACCCCAAAAAGGGCCAATTAATAAGCAACTTGGCCGGGCAGATCATCAACAACGCCAAAACACAGTTGTCCTATTACAAACTTACCAGCAATAAAAAGGCATTAACGGCTTTTGAAGCTCCACCGGCACCCTTAACCCTATCCATAAACAAGGATATTAAGGCTATTCCTGTAACCTCAGAAGTGGTTTCTCCTGCAAAATTGCAGCAACCTTTAGAGGTTAAGGAACACGAGCCATTTGTAGAGACCCCGGAGCAGATTGCCTATGCCAAGCATAAGAAATATTTAAACGTGGTAGAGGGTTTGGTGGTAGAAGGGCAGGACACCTTTAAAAAAAATGTGGCGGAATGGGCAGCGGCCAATTTACAGCCCGTAGAATCTTAGACCAATGGAAAGCTCCAATGAAACATACATATTGGGAGCCATCATGTTTGCAGCCTTAATGCAGATAGCAGAAATACTATATCAAAAATATAAAAAATAAGAAATGATAAAATTATTCAATTACGGAAGTAGTTTTTTTTACGGTCCGCTGTTCAGCACCAAAAAGACAATCAAGATAGTTAAAATGGTATATGTGCCGTTTATTATCCTGGTAGTAATATTGTTTTTGGCAGATGCGCTACAGGGCAACGTAGATTTCTCAAAACTAAACGGCCCGTTGTTACCATGAAGACCATTTACAGGATAATACTTATCATATTTGGCACCTGTGGCCTAATGCTGTTAACCTCATGGCTATTGTCCTGGAGTTTTATAGCACAGAGCTGGGTGCGGCAGGCCGTGGTAATGTTGCTTATGGTCCTGGAGCTCTTCCACGGATTTCTATTGTACCAACAACTGGGCATGTCCATTAAAAACCAAAAACAATGAATATAGGCACGGGGCAATTACAGATACAGGAACTACAGGCAAACTTTAATTTTTTGCGGGCCTGCGCAACGCAGGAAGGGTTTTTTAAACTCTATTTCAATGCCCTTCCTGCCCACCGCACCCAGGTAGAATGCTTTAACCATTTAAACGATAGGTATTTTGATCTAGTAGGCGAGTACCGCTATTCAGGGTACGAAACATTTAAGGTCCTTATGGGCCGTTACCGTAAAAACAAAAAAGAAGCACAATGATTAAAGTTGTTTTGGGTAATATAAAAGTCTGTCCAGATCCAGGTTGTGATGCGGTTTGGCATAACATTCCACAATCATATACGAAATGTGATGATTGTGGAGGAAGGGTTATGTTGATCAATGAGAAAACATTCTGGAAAAAATTCTCAAATAATTGGTTTCAGTACAATTTTATTTCAGGAGAATATTATCGCCCCCAAAAACCTATTGTGCAGCTTACTTTAGATATAGATCCACAGTAATAAACCTTGAACATTATAACATTAAACCTTATAACTCTCTACTATGATCAACAAAGATTATCTGGACCACTTAAAAAAGACAGACCCCATGGCTTACTATGACCTTACACAGGACCCTATGGTGGTAGGTGAAGATACTGATTATGGATGCGGTTGTATATTGGCTCTAATTGTTTTTATATTGTGTTGTATGCTGTTAATTATAATATTATGCTAAGATTAAAATTTGAATGGTGCTGTAATAAAATGGAAATATTTTCTAAATGGGATATACCTTGTGAAGGTTGCGATAGAAGCTGCGAGCATTTAACTAAGGTTGCTCCATGTAGAGGTATTCTAGATAAAGATAGAAACAGGCTTTTGGAAAGAGATAAGGTGTGTCTTAAATGCGGTTCTGAAAGCAAGTTGACCATTGATCATGTAGTGCCAATTTCTAAAGGTGGAAGTAATGACTTTAATAACCTTCAAATTTTATGTGAAAAATGTAATTCGTTAAAAGGTAGTAAAATTGCGGATTACCGTTAGCCTACAATAAGCAATCTTTTAAACTATTAAAATTATGACTCTAAAATCTCAAATTAGGAAGGCTATAAACGAAAATACCAAGTACACCTATATCAAAATGTATAAGCCTGAAATTAGGACTTTTGATGATGGTTCTGCAACTATCTTAATAGAAGTTGACATAAAATCAAAACCAAAATAATTTTACTGGTTTGATTGCGGGGCTCGATGCCCCATTCGTTGCCACGTATTAGAGAAACGGGTAAAACGTAGGTACGGAGTTTTGTTTCTCGTATCCGAAGCAAAGGACAGTTATTTGAAACGGAGTGAGTAAATCACTGTCCTTTGCTGAGGTTATGCGTGGCAACGTTTAGTATAAAAATTGAAGCGTGTAAGTACGCTAAAAGAAATACATTAGTTAACAAGTAATAGCCTTATAAATTGCACCTGAATAGCTATTATTTTTATACATTGTTAGGGTGCGTTATTTAAAATGGATAACCCAATAAAAGACAACAGAATAGTAAAAGACAATACCTTCGCTTTAAGACTTTTAAGTTTTGCGTTAGAAACTAATTGTGCTGATGCTTGTAGTGAGGATGAAAAAGAATCTATGATAAGTTACTCTACAAGTTTACTTAAATACCAGATAGAAACTGCAACCGAAATACACGAAATAACTTATTTAGAAAGGTGTAACGCAAAAGCAATACTTAAAAAAGGCTTAAAGTTTTTAGGTAAATCTTAATGCACCCTAACGGGCTGGCGTGTATGGTGAGTGAGCAATAGCCCGTTAGGAGCGGTGCGGAACCACCATCACACTCGCTCATTGACTGTACACGCCTGTTGGCGATAGTGCCCATCGAATACAAACTAAATTATATAAATATGAACCGTATTGAATTAATAAAATTCTATGATTATTTAGCTGATAAAAAAGTAATCACAGACCAAGAGGTAGGTAAAGCATTTAGATGGATTGATAATTTTATTAATTCTATGAGCGAGGGTGAACGCCAGCCCGTTGGCAATAATGAGCAGGGCGTGAGTAAATGCATTCCATTGTTTCATAACTCTGCCATTAAGTATTATGGACAATGTGGCAAATGTGGTCAAGCCACTGAAATGTAATGGCATTTACGAAGCAATGCGTCCCTCGATGGGCATTATTGCCAACGGTCGGGGTATATCTTGCTGTAAGGCGCAGCCTGACAGAGTGCAAGATTGCTGCGGCTTATTGAAGATATACTTTGTTGGTGGTCGTCACCTAAAGTAAGGCACGGAATTAAATAAATATAATACTAACTGACTCTAAGCCGTAGCATACCCCGACCGTTGGTGGTCATGAAGTGGTGCGGGAGTCTTAAATTTTTAACTATGGAGATATTTACATACATAATCGTAGCGATTGTTTTTTGGTTGTTAGGTTTTGCGACTGGAGCTGGCGATTAAAAATTTATAGCGTAGCACTACGGCCTTTAGGTCATGACCACCAACGGAACGGGGCTATGAAAAGTACGTGAATTAAGCACTTACTTTCAATAAAAAACCTAAAAATAAACCCTTTTTTAGCGCGGGGATTGGACGCTATTAACTTTAATAAATTAAAAAAATGGATTACACTGATTTTTTAGTAGAATGTAGAAACCCAAAGGCGTTTGATGATACAATACAACAACTGGGTAAAGCCGTATTACACCAAAACCACAAAGGTGAATATGAAAAAAAAGAAGGTTATTATTTAATGAGAGTTATTGGAGATTCAGGATTTCTAAAATTTGCCATAGAAAACCAAGGTTATGGTAAGGTGATTAGAAAGTTTGAAGAACCGAGCTAAAAAGCGAAAAGGCAAAAAAGGGTTTATTTTTCTTTGAATTTAAAAACTACCATTGATGAATAAGCCTTGCCTTACGTGTTTTTTATAGCCCTTGTTGTGCGTAGTGCTTACCTTAAACGATAAGCACGGACTTGCGAGATTGCACTAAATTAGATTCTTTCTTGCATTACGCACAACTCCTATATATAAACACCCACCACACAACCCTAATAAAATATACTAATCACCTATGAAAGTTGTAGAAAAATTTAAAATAATTCTTACAAACAAAAACTACTCTACCCGGACCATAGAAATCTATGTACACTATTTGGAAAAGTTTTTAAAGGACTTGGGTAAAAATCCTTATCACATTACCCAAAAGGAGATAGAGGCGTATTTGTTAAGGTTTAATTACTCAGGTGTATCGCAACAAAACCAGATTATTGGCAGTATTAAATTGTTTGCCAGGTACATCCTCAACAAAAAGGAAGTGCATTTATCAAAATTGGAGCGACCAAAAAAGGAAAAGAAATTGCCTAGGATTATAGATGTACAAATGCTTAGGAATAAGATACTGGCTATCCGTAACAAAAAGCACAAGGCAATATTAGCTTTGGGCCTTGGTTGCGCTATGAGGGTAAGTGAAGTGATCAATTTAAAGATTGCGGATATAGATGGGGACAGGTCCGTGATCCATATTAGGAACGCTAAAGGTAGAAAGGATAGGATTGTACCCGTATCGGACGAACTATTAAAGATACTTCGGGACTATTACAAAGCCTACAGGCCAAAAGTATATTTGTTCAACGGGCAGTTTAGCGATACCTATTCTGCGGCAAGTTGTAACAAGATTATGAAAAAGTACATCCACCCTAAAGCACATTTTCATCAATTAAGGCATTCCGGTGCAACCCATATCCATGAAACAGGCACGGATATAGCAACTATTTCTAAATTCCTGGGGCATAATTCGGTAAAGACCACCATGATATATACCCATGTAAGCAATGAAGCGCTTAAAAGGATACGTCCGGCAATCTAAACCTTATAACCTTACAACCTTCAACCTTATAACACACTTCCAACAAAATAAACAATGTTTACCAACTCCCTCTAAAACACCACATAATTTTACGGCCTAGGGTAATTAAGGTTATTTAAAAATTATTGCGTGAATCTTTTAGAAAGAGGTGTGGTTAGTATGTTTGAAAAGAGGGCATCGGGGGAAACTTCCCTAATGCCCTCTTTGTTTTCTTTTGGCAGCTTCGCATCTACAGCGGCAGGCCGTAAGGTAAACCGCAATACCAGCCTTAAGATATCCGCATTTTACTGCGCCCTTACCACCTTGGCAGAATCCTTTGCCCTATTGCCCAAAGCAGTGTACCAGGTGCAGGGAGAGAACAGGAACCGCCTACCGGACCATCCTTTAGATTATGTCCTGCACGACGAGGCCCATAATTACATGACCGCCTTTATGTTCAATTACATCATGGTCCTTTCCCTTTTTGTAAAGGGCAATGCCTATGCCTATATAATGCGCAACAATTCCGGCAACATAGTTGGCCTACAGTATTGGGATGCGGACAAGGTAGAAGTGGTAGAATCCAACGGAAAACTGTTTTACAAATATAACAACAAGACCTACGGGGCAGCGGAAGTATTCCACGTGCCCGGTTTCTGCTTTAACGGCATAGTGGGCCAGAGTATAGTACATTTTGCAGCGGACAGTATGGGCACGCCCTTGGCCGCACAGGAATACGGTGCCAATTCTTATAATGATAAAGGGGTAAGTATGGGTGTCCTGGAGACTGATTTGGCTTTAAAGCCAGAAGCCAAGGACAGGATGAAAAATGCATGGGCGGAAGCCCTTTCCGGTAACGACCCGCATAGGGCCGTGGTATTGGATGAAGGTTTCAAGTACAGCTCCATACGCCTTTCCCCGGATCAGTCCAAATTTATAGAGGCCAAGGTAGAAGGTACGGGAGATATTGCCCGTTGGTTCAAAATACCCTTGCACATGTTGCATGTTACCGGAGAGGGCGGATACAACTTTCTGGTACAGATGTCCATTAGTTACCTACAACATGCCGTACAGCCCATAGCGGAAAAGTTTAAACAGGAATCAAATAGAAAACTGTTGACCAGGACAGAGCGCCAAAACGGACTGTACATTAACTACAACTACAAAAAATTATTGCAGGTAGATCCAAAATCAAGATCGGAGTTCTATAAGAACATGATCATGATGAAGGCCATGACCCCTAACGAGATAAGGGACCTGGAAGATATGAACCCTTACAAAGGTGGGGACGAACCTTTGCAGATGGTAAACATGCAGACCTTAACGCAGATAGAAAAATCGTTGGAAGATGAAGGATAAAAATAAAATACAGACCCGTTTTGTGCAGGTGCGCCAAAACGGAGTGGACTTAGAAAAAAGGACCGCAGAATTTGTAATAAGTACAGAGGCCGTGGACAGTTACGGTACTGTATTCCTGGCGGATGGTTGGGATTTTACCCGTTATAACCAAAATCCTGTGGTATTCTACCAGCACGGTAGCCATAGTGCGGACCCGGATGCATTAGTAGGGGTATCCAGTTTAAGGCAGGAAGGTAAGGATACTATTGCAAAGGTCACTTTTGAGCCAGAGGATATTAATCCGTTGGCAGAAAAGGTATTACGAAAATTGCACCACGGCACCCTTCGCGGGGCTTCCATTGGTGCGGATATTAAGCAGGGCCGTTGGGGCAAGAAAGATGCTGGGGAGGACCCGGACGTAATATATTTTGAAAGACAGGAACTGTTGGAGTGGTCCATTGTTACCATCCCTAGCAACCCTGCCGCATTAAAAAGAAATGCCGAGGATCTGGATGCCTTAAAAGCATCCTTGGCACCTGTAACCGCGGAAGTGGTTGCACCAGAAAATAGAGAAAGTGGGCTGGATGAATTTGAGGCTCAGTACATGTATAACAAAAACAAAGTTTAAAGATGAAAACGTTAGCAGAATTGTTACAGGAGAGAGCTTCAAAGATCACAGCTCAAAAAAAGATGATCGACACCCGTAAGGCCGAAAAAAGGGACTTTACGGAAGAAGAGGCCACGGCATTCCGTGCCTTGGACAAAGAAATTGAAGGTTTGGATACCAAGATTGAGGAGCGCAAAGCAGAGGACGAGGCGGAAAAGCGTGCAGCTTCTTTAGCTGGTGCCGTTGTTACGGATGGTGAGGAAAAAGAAAAAGAAAAAATCCAAGAGCGTTTTTCCATCTTAAAGGCATTGAGAAATGCGGACCCAAGAAATGCAAAAGGTTTGGATGGTGCAGAAAAGGAAATACATGAGATTGGTATGGCAGAAAACCGTAATGCCAAAGTTGGTAGTGGGGATGTGCCCAGCCTTTCCATTCCATTATCTTATTTCTCTAGGGCTACGGCACAGACAAAGACAGAGGATAGTGGTTCTTATGGTGGTGCCTTGGTGCAGAACCAGGCTCCGCAGATGGTTGCCCCTCTACGTCCTAAATTGGCGTTCGAGGAATTGGGTGCTTCCTTTATGACAGGCTTGTCCGGTGGGGATATTCCTTTGGTAGTGGATAATGATTTTGCAATGACTTTCCTAGCGGAAACCACTGCCATTACACCACAGAAAAAGACCTATGCAGGTCCTACCTTATCGCCTAAGCGTGCGGGTGGTGCTGTGGATATTTCCAACCAATTGTTGTTACAATCTTCTGTAGATGTAGAGAACAGGATTGTATCCGGTCTTAAAAACGGCTTTGCGCAATTATTGCACACTGCAATTATCAATGGTGCCGGTGGTGTTGCCCCAACAGGGCTTTTGACGTATTCAGGTATTAACGATGCTGCGGCTACGGCTGCACAGTCATCCTCTTGGGCGCGTATTGTAGAGCTTATGGCCCTTATAGAAGAGGACAATGCCACAGATGAGAGCCTTGGTTTCTTATTGTCCCCAACCTTAAAGGCTGCGCTTAAGCAGGTTAAAAAGGATGCAGGATCAGGGCGTTTCTTGTTAGAGAACAATATGATAGATGGGTATAAGACCATCTCCACGTCTTTGGTTCCTGCCTTGGATGATGATGGTACTGCCGTTTATCCTTTGATCTATGGAGATTTCAAACAAATGGTAATTGGCCAATGGGGAAGTGTTAACGTAACCATCAACCCTTACAGTGCAGACCTTAGTAATTCTGTTCGTTTAGTGTTGAACACTTATGCGGACATGAAGATTGCTAACCCTGCTGCCTTTGCAAGAAACCTTTTCTTGACCAACGCAGTATCTTAAGTAGGATATTTATAATCAATTCCCCTCTATAAATTAGAGGGGAATTATATACCGGGTATAATGGCAACTAAGTCAAAGATTGAAGCTAATAAAAAGGTGTTGGAAAACACAAAAAAACAAGTGGCGGACCAAAAAAAGGAATCGGATGCCCAGGCACAGATTTCCAAAAAAGGAAAGCGCACAAGATTAAGGGCATTGGTTGGGCTTGCGGGCCACTACAACCTGCCTTATTCAGAAGGTATGGAATTTTCGATTAACGAAAAAAAGGCCGCTGAAATAGTAGAGAACAAACATGCCGAAAAGGTAAAGTAAATGGAATACAACATTACATACGGTGCAAAGGTAGAAGAGGCGGCAGTGGTAACACTGGCCCTCGCCAAACAGAACAGCAATATAGAGCATTCGGATACGGAGGCCTATTTGCAGTTGTTGTTAGATGCCGCTGTGGAAGATGCCGAGAACTATACGGGCACTTCCCTTTTGCAGCGTAACGTAACTATTTCCTTTACAGATTGGGCAACAATATATGAGCTGCCCTTGGCACCTATCCAGAGCATTACCAGTGTAAAATATTTGGATGCGGACGGTGCGGAGCAGACGGTGGACACTTCTGGTTATACTTTTTATACCAAGGATGGCCAACATAGGTTGCAGATAGAATTGGATACGTTCCCTGTCTTGGATGAGGATGCACCTTTTTCGGTAACCGTTACCTGTGTAGCAGGGTTTGCCACTGCGGATATGCCCGCTTTTGTAAAGAGTGCCGTAATGATGCGCTTTAGCCATAAGGAACTATATAGGGAAGATATGGCCATACCCACAAGTATGGACCGTGCCTTTCAGAACGCCCTACGGCCAATAAAAAGATGGTAATATGAAAGATGTACCCTACAGTGGCCAGTTAAACAGAAGGGTAGAGTTCTTTGAAAATACTACGGTAAAGAACAGCTCCGGGGAGCCTATAGAGACAGAGCAGTCTTTGGGGTCCAAGTTTGTGGAGCGTTTAGATGCCGTGGGCAATGAGGAAGAGGATGGCCGTTTGGTAGGCTTGGCGGTTTGCCGCTTTAGAATGCGTTTCAATGCTTCTATTTTCGGTAAGGGCAGCGCCCTTTTTATCCGCGATTTTGATGGCGATTGGGAAGCGGCTGGTTCGCCCCGTTTGCTGGATGGCCGTAAAAGGTACATGGAATTTAAATGCAGGAAGCGTGGCGAAAATTGATGTTTTTGAGGTAGAGGGCTTTGAGGAACTCAATGCCAAGCTTAAGCAGTTACCGGACAGGGTAAAGCGTAAAGAAGTGTTGGCCATACAGCGTAGGTTGGCAGAACCTATAAGAAAGGCATACGCAGCAAACCTACCGGAAAGTTCTGGAACATTAAGTAGATCGGTAGCGGTTAAATCCGTGTCCATTAGAAAGTCCGGGGGTAACCCTGCCATACAGGTAGTACCTGGCAAACGTGGTAAGAATGACGGGTATTATAAGTTTATGGTGATCCGTAAAGGGGACAGTCCAGGAAGTACGGACCGTGGCAGCCGTAAGGGAATGAATACTGTAGTAACCGCCTCCCGTAACCGTACCCTGGCGCAAGTTGGTGACAATGTGGCCAAAGATGCAGAGGGCACCGTGGCAAAATATGTACAGAAAAAAATAGATAGTTTATCAATATGAACCTGGCAGCGCAGAAAATAGAGACAGATTTGGCAGCTTACGCACCTTTAGGGGCTGTGGTAGGGGAAAAGCATTACAGGGGGCTTGCCCCAAAGAATGCAAAGGTCCCTTTTATTGTCTACAAGATCAAGGAAAACAAGCGGGCCACCAAAGATTATACGGGGGAGTATGAAGTGCAGATCTATTGTTTTCAGAACAGCCTTACCAATGCCTCTACCTTATCGGACCTGGTAAGGGATGCTATGCCGGATACGGAATATAGGTACCAGGGCGGTTCTGAGGATTACTCGGACCTAGAGGGTAAGGAGGCGTATGTGGAACTAAATTTTAACTTTAAAATAAGAATATAATGGCAGGAGAAAAAGTACTTAGTGGCAACCTAAGGTTGTGGCTAAATGATCTACCCATATTCGATGCTACAGGCTGTAGCGTATCGTTTGCACGGGAGACAAAGAAGAGGGCGGCCACCAAGGATACGTCCGCAGGGGCCTCTACAAAAAGTACCCGTACATGGAGTGCAGGGTATAATGGTCTGGCAATCTATGCCAGTGATGGCAGTACCCACCACGACTTTAAGGCGTTGGTAGATCTGTTCAATGATGATACGGATACCTTGGTGCAGGTAGATTTTGTACCTAGCAATTCGGATTATACCTATTACCTAAAGGGTAACGGTATTTTAACCGCCTTGGACGGTACTTTTAATGTGGATGAGGACGGTACTATTTCCTTATCCATAGAAGGGGTTGGCGATCTATTGCCCGTATCCAAATCGGTAACGGCACCGGACGAATAACAAACTATAAAACATAACAACAACCCCCTAAAACTTAGGGGGTTTATTTAAAGCACTATGAACAAAGCATATAAAATTACGGTAGAAGGTAAGGAATATCCAATAAAGTTTGGGTATGGGGCAACAGTATTGTTAGGTGAATTATGGTCCCTTCCGGGCATGTTGGATGTATTCCAAAAAGCATTGGGCATTTTGGGGTTGGATGGTGAAGCTGCGAAAAATACAGATGTAGATAAAGTGGATTCTACAGCTATTGCTGCCAACATTCTAAAATTCAAGAATCTGGAAATTATGATCGATGTTGTTTCTATTGGCGTACAGTATGCCTCTCCGGACTTGGAGCTACCGTTTACAAGAAATGATTTGTCAGATAGTGTAGTTATGGATATTGAAAATTCAAGTGCCATATTTATGGCGTTCATAAATACAATGCCACGGCCAAAAGATAAAACTCCACAGCCAAAAAAAAGCACGGGAAAGGGGAAGCCCAGGACAGCGGCAAAGTAGAACCGCTTACCTGGGACACCATGGAAGAGATTGCCCTGGGCGAGATGGGCATGACAGAAAAGGAGCTTTGGGAAATTTCGCCACGTTCATTGTTCAATAAGTTAAGAGGGTTTAGGATATTGGAACGGGATGCATGGGACCGTGTTAGGGTGCAAACATTTTATATGTTGATCCCGCACTGCGGTAAATCTGGACCACCACAACCTTTAGAACTAATGCCGATGCCTTGGGATGATGAATTAGTGGATACCAGGAAGATAGATGCTGATGAAATAAATAAGAAACGGGCGGAACTTTGGGAAAAGATAGATGCCGATAAAAAGAACAGCGCGCAATAGGGCAGCGGTAGCCCGCCCGATTGCTTTTCGGGAGGTCGTAGGTTCGAATCCTGCTTGCGCTACTAAAGATGTATAACGAATAAAAAAGTAGTTAAACTATGCAATTTGTATTATTAATTTTATTAGTTTTGCTTTGTCTAACATTTTGCGGAGAAATCCGAAACAACTTATTTATAAATAGAGCCGCTCTATGGTGCGCTATGTCGAAAGTCATAGTAGAACCGTTCCGTGAACTGTTAGACACACCTAAGGGGCGGCTCGCGTGTTTAATTTTTTCAATTATGTCTAACAGTGAAAAACAATTACAAGCTCTTCTACAAGAGTTTAGGAACTATGCTAATGCTTCCCAGATTAGCGATTGTCTAACAGAACTATCTTCGGATTATGTTGCGAACAATGAGGGTGTAGATAGCCATCATATGGCCAGCGTAGTGGGGATGTCCTCTAAATTAAGCAGCTTCTTTTTTAGATTGGAAGCTATTGTAGGAAAGGAGGTGTCTTATGGATAAGCTTATAAATATCCAGGATAACAAGGATTTGGGGCAAGCGGTATCTGCTCTTGAACTGTATTCTTTTTTAGGATATAATTCTACTCAATGGAAAAGATGGTACACTATAAATATTACGGAAAATAAATTTGCTGTTGAAGGTGATGATTATATAGGGTTCGACATGATGTCGAAAACCTCTGGTGGCAGGCCTTCAAAAGAATTTGCACTTTCCATAGACTTCGCTAAAAAGCTTTCCATGTTGTCCAGAACGGAGAAAGGGGAGATTGCCCGTAACTATTTTTTGGAAATGGAGCGTTTGGCAAAAGCGGCCATTCCGGAGCTTTCTAGATTGGATTTGTTGCGTATGGCCTTAGAGGCAGAGGAGCGTACCCTTTTATTGGAACAGGAAGTTAAGGTGCAGGCACCTAAAGTCTTGTATTTTGACAAGGTTTTGGATAGTAAAACAGCTTATGCCACTACTTTAATAGCTAAAGAGTTGGGAATGGGTGCCGTTACCTTAAATAAAATTCTACAAAAATGCGGAATACAGCATAAGGTAGATGGGTCGTGGGTATTATATTCCAAATATCAGAATAAAGGGTTTACAAATACAAAGACATATACCTTTACGGGTTCGGATGGTAGGCAGCGTACAAGTATGCAGACTGTTTGGACGGAGAAAGGAAGATTTTTTATTCACCAACAGGTGAATTCACATCAAATAGATAATTTAATCTCTAAAGACTAGGCCGAAGCGCATCATTTAGTGAAATATCCATAAGATTTTCTGCCGACCTTAAGCAGTTCTCTACGCAGATGGCAAATGCCCAGCGTAAGATGGAGGGCTACGGTAGGCAGATGCAAAAGGTGGGTGGTGCCCTTACCCTTGGGGTAACGGGTCCTATTTTGGGTATTGGTGCCCTTGCCGTAAATGCTGCGGCAGATTTTGAGACCCTTAACACTTCTTTGGAAACGGTCTTTAAAGGCAATAAACAAGCGGCCAAGGAAGCTTTTGATCAGATTACGGACTTTACTTCCAAAACGCCTTTTCAGTTAGAGGAAGTGGCGGGCGGTTTCCTTAAGTTGAAAAACTTGGGGCTGGACCCATCTATAGATAGTCTACGCTCTTACGGTAACACCGCATCCGGTCTGGGCAAATCTTTGGACCAGATGATAGAAGCGGTGGCAGATGCTTCCGTGGGCGAGTTCGAAAGGCTTAAGGAGTTCGGTATAAAGGCCAAGTCCGAAGGGGATAATGTGGCCTTTACCTTCCAAGGGGTAACCACTACCGTAAAAAAGAACTCGGAAGAGATACAGGAATACTTGCTCAACATGGGCAATACTACCTTTAGCGGGGGTATAGAAAGGCAGGCCAATACCTTTAACGGTGCCATGAGTACTTTAAAGGACAACGTTAAATTGTTGTTTGCAGATTTCGGTGCCATCATTATAGAAATTATAAAACCCCTTACAGGGTTCTTACAGGATATAGTGGCCAAGTTCAGGGAACTTTCCCCGGAGACCAAAAAGTTTATTGTCATTTTAGGAGGTGTAGCCGCTGCCGTTGGTCCGTTGTTGGCCTTGGCGGGCACAATTTTACCGGCCATCGGTACAGGGCTTACCCTTCTTACGGGTCCTATAGGTTTAATAGTGGCCGGCCTTACCGCTGTGGGGGTTATTATCTACAAAAATTGGGAGCCTATAAAAGGGGTGTTGGTAGATATTGCCAACTACTTCATCGATCTATATAATGAAAGTACCATCTTCCGTATTGCAGTAGAGGCTATTACCACGGCCTTTAAAAACATCTACGATACGGGCAAGTTTATATTTTCGGTACTGGGCGGACTTATTTCGGAAATAGCATCCAACATAAAAAATTCTTTTACCAGTTTGGGCAAGATTATTAAGGCAGTGCTTACTGGCAACCTTAAGGAGATACCTACCATCCTGGCCAATAATTTTAACGAGAGTACCAAAGGGGTACGCGGCTTTGTGGAAGAGGCCAAAAAGAATTTTGGGGATCTAAAGGAAAATATTAGTACCAACATTTCCGAAGGGGTAGAGAATGCCATCCGTGGTAAAAAATACACCCTGCTAGGTGAAAATGTGGATACGCAGGAATTGGAGGACAATGTGGCCAATGCCGTTACCAATGGCCTACAAAAAGGTGCTTCCGGTGCTGGTGGCCCCTTTACCCCGCAAACTGAAAAGGTGGGGCTTACTTTTGAGACTCAGGGCGTAACCAACCCATTGGGCAGTGTAGCGGAGCAGTTAACGCAATCTACAGAAGGTATTCAGGCCTCTTTAGCGGCAACAACCAATGAACTTACTGTTTTTCAAGAAAATGCACAGCTTGTTGGTGCCTCCGTAGGAGAGGCCTTTGAAGGTATGACGGGTAGGTTTATAGATAGTCTTGGCCTTGCGGATGATGGTTTCCAAGGCTTTGCTAAAAACTTAGCAAAAACAATTACCAAGTTAATATCCATGTTGTTGGCAAATGCTATTGCCAACGCTATTACTGGTAGTACGGCATCCGGTTCAGCTACTGGTGCTGCTGCCGTGTTTACCACCCCTGTTTTTATAGCTACTGCGGTAAGTGGGGTATTGGCCGCCTTTGCCGCCATACCCAAGTTTGCTACGGGTGGTATTGTGGGTGGTAGTTCTTTTTATGGGGATAAAACTTTGGCACGGGTAAACAGTGGGGAGCTTATCCTGAACATAGCACAACAGAAAAACTTGGCGGGGGTATTGTCCTCTGGGAACAATATAACCCTGCAACCATCCTTAAGGGTGGAAGGGGATGGCATACGGGTATTGCTCAATAGGGTAGAGAACAATAGAAATAGGCGTACTTAATGAACTATACGGTAGACATAATAGATACAGAGGATGATTCCCATACGCTCCAATTGGAGAATGCGGAAGCGGCTTCTATTGTGCTTACCTGGAACGGTGGGGATAAAAAGGATGATCAGTCTATTGTGGGCAGTTCGTTGGACTTTACATTGGAGGTGCATACCTCTACGGGTACGGACGGACATTTTAGGCACCTCTTTACCGGAAATGAGACCAGGTATAAAATACGCCTGTACAAACCTGCGGATGATCCCGAAGATGAAGAAACTATCTGGACGGGCTTTTTGTTGCCGGACAGTTACCAGGAACCTTATGGCAATGGTACGTTTTACCCACGGTTTACCGCTACGGACGGTCTGGGAAGGTTAAGGGGCAAATACCTTACGGATGATTTTTATGAAGACGAAAAAAGCGTAGTGGATATTATATGTTCCATACTACAGTTAACAGGGTTGCAATTACCCGTTAATATAGCCCCTGCCATAGAAAACTTTTTGGAAAAGGACTATTCCAATATTTATCTGAACACTTCAATTTTTATAGAAAAGGATAGGCTATTGGATGCCTACAATATCCTTTCCCAGATAATGGGTTCTATGTTGTGCGTAGTGTACCAAGCGGACAATGAATGGTGGATAGAGGGTCTTAATCGTAGGCATGTAAAAATTGTGCCTTTTATGAATTATGACTATGATGGTACTTATTTAGATTTTACCAAAAAGGTAAAACTGGAAAAGGATTTTGCGCCCTTGGACGAGCCTTTGATAACTGTGGTTTCTCCTTATGCCAAGGTTACTGTTACCCATACCAGGGAACAACAGGCGTTACCGGATACCATAGCACAGGAGGCCAACGATGGTTGGGCCATTGGCCAAGGGGTTAATGGGGATATACACCCTACCCATTGGCATGGTAATGCGGGTTTCTATGCCAAGGCATTGGCACCGGATTATAAGGTAACCCTGCCCACTAGGAACGAGGCGGGCTTTAATACCACCGCCTTTGTAAACCTGCGCAACAAGATCTATGTAAAGAAATATGACAAGCTGGTATTTTCTGCCAAGTTTGCCTCTCCCGTATCCGCTAAGACAGATGATGGCACCACGGTAAACGGTATGCGGGTAACCTTTTTATTGAACAATGGGGTTATCTATAGTTTGGATAGGTCCTTTGAGGATGATGAGATAGAAATGAAGTTCGACCTGTACATTACCAATGCAGGCCTGTTGGATCTAAGAATATTGCAGCCCTACTTTATGGGCAACTTAGAGGATGAGACCTATGCCAGGTACATAACCATAGATGAGCTTAAGTTAGAGGTCATTGCCTTTAACGATACCATGACCTATGCCAATGTTATAAACGATGAGTTTACGTTGGAGAAAGATGTGCCCTTGGATATTGCGGATGATGCCGCAGGCTTTTCCAAGGCTTTTAGGTTGGCCAGACTGGATCAGTTAGGGGAGACCTTTAACGAGATAGAGGTGCCCGTCCTGTACGGCTTTACCCAAAACAGTAGGTACTATAGCGTGGTTTCCCTGTACGGGGCCAATCTAATAGCGGACAATATAGATACCGTTTATTATGATGATGTACTGCTTACGGGCCTGGCAGTGACCTACAACCACCAGAACGGGGAGCAGATGGTGGTAGAAACCGCTTCCGCTATAACTACGGGCAATTTTGTAGTGCGGAAGTATAAGGTTCTGGACCATACGGCAAGTAGGTCCCATTGGGAACAGTGGACAGATGTGGTATATCCTATAGAAAAGGACAGGTATATAGAAAGTGTGGGCAAGGTGTTCCGCAGGCTGTTCATATCTGCCCATGAAAAGGTAGACTTTACAAGTGATGCCGCTTTTAAGTTTAATGATATGGTCTACTTCAACTATATCCTGCCCTCCAATTACTTCCTTACCAATGTAAGCTGGAACCTGGACACGGGGGAAAGCAGTGGGGTAATGGTAAAGGCGGTGTACCAGAACGAGATTATAGATGTAGGGGTGGGCAACATACCGCCTATTGTGGATGCGGGGGATGATCTGTATTGGCAATTTATAGGATTTGTAAAATCCAAGCACACTACCGCGGAGGCCTACGACCCGGACGGCTTTATTGCTTCCTACCTATGGACCATAGAGGCAGGTGATCCCAATGCGGTACTTACGGGAACGGATACCCTGCAACCAACTATAGTACGTTTTTCTGGCAATTCCCTAACGCTTAGGCTTACCGTAACGGACAATGACGGGGCTACGGCCTATGATACGGTATCCTTTTTTAAGCGTGGGGACACGGAGCTTTTCCTTACGGAGGACCTATACTTTAATATTGGTGATCCTACGGAATCCGGTCTGGTGTACAAAAGGGACCTATTGTCCTTTTCCCCTGCCTTATCAGATGGGGTTGCCATTACCGTAAAGGGCAATTATTGGTTAAAGCATTTGGACCCGGAGTTGATTGATGGGGCTTTGTATCCGGGAATAACCACCTTTCAGGTTATGAAAAATGGGGTGATCATTATATCCAACGTATTGGCGGGCGAAGTGGTAGAGGAATTGGGAGATTTTGAATTTAATTATATAGACGGGGATGTTATTAAGATAACGGTACAGGCATTTTCAAATTTTGTACTGCCATCAGATAGGGATTATATATTCCTGCATTCAGGGTACGAGATAAATGGTGTAGTGTACCAGAACGGTACGGGCGTAGTGTCCGGTTATCCGGTTAGTCAGGAAGTAGTTTATACAGGATCACCACCAGAACCATAATGGGAGATATAAGACATAGAATAGGATTAGGTACTGTAGGGGGCGGCAGCTTAACAGGAAAGAACGATGTAAACCAGGACGGAGGAATTGTGGAACTGCCCCCTTTTACCTTTGATAGGACAGATATTAAGATGGATACCCGTATCCGCAAGTTTGATGAAATTAAACCATAATGGCATATAGCGAAATAAATTTAGGAACAACCGCAAACGATGGCACAGGGGACGATGCCAGGACCGCAGGGGGCAAGATAAACAACAATTTTAAACAGTTGTTTGGGCAGTTCTTTATGCTGGACGGTTGGCGGGTAACCAGGGATATTGTGGATGTAAACGATCTGGACCTGGACACCTTTAAGGATAACGATATGGTGTGCCGTTGGACGGATACCGGAACAAAGGACCGTTGGGTAGAGGGCATTATTCTGGATGCCGATGGCATAGACCTGCCGGATGATGTGGACGACCCTGCCAAGTTCTTTATAACCAACCAAAAAATAAAGTCAACCTAATGGAAGATGTATTTATAAAAATTGGGATCTGCGTAAGCCTGGCCTTCAATATAAAAATGTGGTGGAACGGGCGCAACAGGGTAACCAGCAAACGCAACGGGGAAGAAGTGGAACTGTGGGACCGCCACGGAATAATAAAGGATAAAATAATAAGCGAAAAATGAAAAAGTATTTAGCAATCATATTCCTATTGGTTGGCCTAATGGCCACCGCACAGAACGGGGAGGTATTTAGTGTGCTTAAATTGGAGCCGCAGGCCACCGCGCCCACCAATGCCTTTTGGACCAATGGCAGTCTCTACCGCCATACAGATGGCACCCTGTACCATAAGGTAGGAGGCTCTTGGGTGTCTTTAGGAGCAACTCCAGTAATCAACAACCTCACATCTACAAGCACCACAAGCGCACTATCGGCAGCGCAGGGTAAGGTTTTGCAGGATGGGAAGTTAAGCCTTTCAGGAGGGACTATGACTGGGATAATAAATAGTGCGAAATTCAGACATGAGCCATATATTTTAGGCTCTTTAAGTGTTGCTTATGACAATGCTTTATTAGGAATGAGGGATGATGCTGACGCGACTAATTTGGCGGTTGTTGGATATACAAGTAATCCAATTGATGATATAGAATATAAAGGTACGATATTAAAAAACTTTGTTTCAAATAAAACATTAACTCTTTCAGATGACGGTAATCTATATTATGACGGTGTAGAAGTTGGAACTGGCGGTGGCACGCCAGCAGACGGTTCAATTACCAATGCCAAGTTAGCCGATGCAGCAGCCAACACCTTAAAAGGAAACAATACAGGAAGCAGTGTAACGCCTACCGATTTGACAACTACACAAGTAAGGGCAATGCTTAATGTTGAAGATGGGGCCACAGCTGATATGACTAATGCGGAAATAAAGGCGGCATTATTAGCCAATGCGGATACCAATGTTTTAACGGATGATGAAAAATCAAAATTAATTTACCTAGATGATGTTGATGAATACATAGGTCAAGAGTTGTTAGCAAGAGCACCTTTAAGTAATCCATATTTTGTAACTCCTATTCATATAGAAGAACCTACACAAGATGATCACGCAGCCACAAGGCTGTACGTTAAAAACGCTGTGGAAGCTTCTAACTTATTAGGAATAGAAACAGCCACAACAAGCAGAACAGCAGTATTAACGGATGCGGACGGTATTCTACAGATTACCAACGCCAGCGCAATGACTTACACTGTTCCCACAAATGCAACAGTGGCATTTCCGATCGGCACAGTTATAAGTATTAAGCAGATGGATGATGGCCCTATAACCTTAGCATATTCTGGCGGGGTAACTGGTGAAGCTGGAGGAACCTATGCAAAAAACGATAGGATTATAATCCAAAAAACAGGAACGGATACTTGGGTTGTTTTGCAGCACCCGACCTTTAGGGAAATGACCCAAACGGCATACGATGCTATTACACCAATAGACGGAATCCTTTATGTAATTGTAGATTAATGAAATACTTATTTTTCATATTACCACTTTTTTGCCTAGGCCAAAACATAACATCCAGTGATGCGGTATTCCTAAATGGCAGCGCAGCGGACAAGGTGTATTTGAACGGTGAAGAAGTTTGGAGTGCCACACCACCTGCCCCAGCTAATTTATATGTATATGCCAACGCATCCAATCCAACAGAAACTAACGCTGTAACAGGGTGGGAAAATCAAGCAGGAACTACAATTGCTTCGGTTGCTACAACAACACCGGTAGGAGGGGGTTCTTATGTAATAGAGATAACCTCAATAGATGGTAGTGGTTCAGATAGGGGTATTACCAATTTAACAGTAGAGGTTGGAGAAACTTATTATTATGAGTATTGGGCACGTCAGACAATAGGAAGTGAAGGCGTTGTTACCTCTTGGGTAGGTTGTACAGGTGCCTCAGGGCACGCAATAGCAGGGGTGTGGACAAAATATACTGGAACATTCACAGCAACGGCTACAACGGCTTATCCAAGATTTTACGCAGCACTTTCCCCAGGTAGCGCAGGAGATAAGATACAGGTAGACTTATTCTATTACTATAAAACATCATAATGAAAAAGATACAGTACATATTGTTTTTTATTACGACTGTAATTACGGCACAAGTTAGGCAATCAGATGCGTTTTATGGTGCTGGTGCTTATGCCACGGGTGGAAGTGGTGGAACAGTATTACACGTAACTAATTTAAGTGGAGGAACAGGAACTGGATCCTTCAGATGGGCATTAAACCAAACAGGTGCAAGATATATAGTATTCGATGTATCTGGTGTTATAGATTTCGGTGGAGCGCAAGTAACAATTACAGGTAAGGATAATTTAACCGTATTGGGACAAACTGCTCCATTAGGAGGTATAACCATACAAAATGGAAACCTTAATTTTTGGGAAATGGACAATGTTATTGTCCGTTACATAAGATTTAGAAATGGGGAGGTAGATGGTAGTGGAAATGCAGTAGAGCAGGATGCATTTACTTATTGGGGAGGGGATGATATAATGTTTGACCACATCAGTGCCACTTTTGGAGGTGACGAATCCATAACATTTACGAATACCAATACAGACATTATAGAAAATGTCACCTTCCAAAGGTCTTTAATAGGTAGTTCTAAGACAGGTGGAATAATGGGCAATGCTAGCAGAACAACTACAGTAGGACCTATGTCGTACTTATTTAACCTTAATGTAGACAATGGGCATAGAACACCCAACTTAGCTGGAAACGCAAGGTTCGATGTTATTAACAATGTTGTTTTCAATTGGAACGGTAGGGGAAGTTCTATAAATGGAAATACCCTAATAAATCAAATAGGAAATTATTATAAAAAAGGAACGGCTGCAAATTCATGGCCTTTAAACGATAGAAAGCATAAGAGACAATCGGGAAGCAATCAAATATATGCTAGGTACAATTTCTTTTCTGATATATATGATGGTACAGAATTAGGAAACCAAGAAAGTATGTGGGCTGCATTTAGTGGTTCTGCTCCAATATCAAGTGGTTATTTTACATCTACACAACATACTTTATTAGGTGAACCGTTCACGATAATGAGTGCGAATGAAGCTTATATTGATGTAATAGGTAACTCTGGTGCAAATGCGTATTTGGATGATGATGGGTATCCCCAAACATATCAAGATAGTTATGATGCAACAAGGTCTGCAAATGTACTTACAACTACTTCTATAGGTGATAAATTACCACCTTGGACATATCCAACATTGCCAACTAATACAAGAGGAGGGGGTTTTGATACTGATAACGATGGAATGGCTGATGCTTGGGAAATTAGAGAATTTGGAAATTTAAGCAAGACAGCAACAGGAAGGGATTTAGATTCCGATAGGGATAATATAATGGTATATGCTAATCAAGTGGATGGAGTTGTTATCGTAGATGAAGATGATGTTACAGGTGTTTCGGTAACTCCAGAATCGGTAAATGTGGTTGATGGCGATTCAGGAACACTTGTTAGAACAATAGAGCCAGATACCGCTTTGGACCAGACAGGGACTTGGAGCAGTTCTAATACGGACTATGTAACAGTTGATAGTAGTGGAAATTATTTAATCATAGACCCACCAGTTGAACTTATTACAGACGGAGATATGTCTAGCAATACAAACTGGATAGAATATGGTGAGAGTTCAATTTCTGGAGGTGAAGCCCATATATATAGCCCTACCAATCTTTTCAGTTACATACGACAAAACGATGTAATAGAAGTAGGCAAGACCTACGAACTTAGATATACGGTAACTGAAAAAGTCGGGGGGGCTTTGTCGTCGGACAATCAAGATATAATAAACAGTTTAACATCTTCGTTGGGTGAAAATTATGTAAAGTTCAAGGCCACTACTGGCAATACTTTTTTAATGATAAAAAGGTATGGTGTTACTGATATGTATTTGGATGATGTTTCCCTTAAGGAAGTTCCTACCATAACTTACACAACTAATGATGGAGGGTTTACGGATTCAACGGAGTTTTTTATAGCACCAACAGAAGAAGTAACACCTACTCCTTACGACATACCACACAGCCAACGCACAAAAAAGAAATTAATTAGAACAGGATTTTAACCATGGACCACTACACCACAACCCTAATAATTTTTGCCCTGGCAATGTTGGTAGGTTGGTGTTTGGCCCCATATATAATAGAGAAGTAATGGAAGAAACAAGTTTGTATTTCGGGATAGGCCTAAGACTGGTCCTTGGAATTTTAGGCATTTTGCTATATGCCGGTTGGAAAGTAAGGGAGCATTTGGCCAATTTTAGTTTTAAGATCCTTTGGGCAAAAAATAAACCTTTTTGGTTGTGGTCCATTTCTATGATAGTGCTGTTATTAGCGGTGGTCACTATTTCCCCAGATGCGGCAACGGCAATTAAGACCATAACAGGTTTTGACATTACTAATGAGCCGGCATCCTTTTTATTGCTAGGGCATGGCTTGGCAAGTATTAGCAATGGTGCGGTTAAAAAGAAGATAGATAAAAAAACAACATAACATGCCAAACACTTCGCATAGTATAATAGTAGAGATCGTATCACTTGCTATGGCATGGATAAGCACGCTATTTATGGCAGATTGGGTCATGGAAGTGGTAAGTGCCACATGTGTGTTAATGATCGCCAAAATAACGGACCATTACTTTAGGGACAAGGTTATTGAAAAAATAGACCAATGGCGCATAAAATGGGACCAATTAAAGGAAAAGTGGAAAAACCTTAAATAAGCAGAACAACAATTAAATAAATTAGAAAAATGAAAAAGATAGTATTAATAGCAGCGTTTTTATTGGCCTCTTACGTAGGCCATAGCCAAGTGTACCGGATTGAAACGGTAGGGGAATCCAAGCAATTTGTAATTACGGATACCGTTAGCGGGGTACGTGAACGGCCTTATTTAAACAGGGAGGTATTGGCAGATACCACTAGTAACGGAAATATTAAGATCTTCCGGCAGTTAACTTCAGATGATCTAATTCCTATAGGTTTCCCTTCTCCTAAAGGCCATCCCTATACCGCTTTTATAGATGGCAATAATTCAGATGCTACCTTTGCCAGTGCCGCAGCGGTAGATACCTGGTTTAAGGATAACACGGGTTTTAATACGGCAGGTGGGGCTGCCTCATCAACCGATTTAGTTACCACAGGGAATAACATCGTTATAAATCCTGATAGATATACTATTGGAACAGGAAAAGGGATTGTATTTATAGGTGACTACGACACAGAAGCATTAAGAAATAGATTGCCAGGAAATCAAGATTTAAGAACAATAATTGGAGGGTATGATAACGAGATTGAGGGCGGTGCATCTTCTCAAGGGGTGGCTTCGGCCATACTTGGGTCACATCACTCTAGTATAACAGGAGCAACATCAAATCACGGTACTATTGCGGGAGGTTCATATAATGCAATAGAGGCAGGTGCTTATAATGCAATATTTGGAGGTACTATAAACACAATAAACGGTACTGCAGGAAATGGTTCTGGAATTTTTGCAGGAAATAACAACCAAGTTAGTTCAAATTCAGCTATAGTATTAGGAGGTGGTTCCAATGTTGTTAGTGGGAATACCGCAAGTAACACATCGGGGCAAGGAAATACAGTAAGCGGAAACCTTGCTGCAAATGTAGGAGGGGAAACAATCGTGGTATCTGGGTTAAATTCAGCAAACTTAGCGGGAAAACTAAACACTGTTTCTGGGCAGTTTTCAGGTATTATTTCAGGGTTATCAAATTCAAATGCAGGTCAATATAGTGGAATAAGTGGAGGTAGAGAAAATACGATTACATCAGGAGCGGAATATATAAGCGTTACAGGAGGCAGGGGTAATGTAGTTTCTGCGGCATCAAAATACTCTAGGGTTTCAGGACTTGAAGCTTCGGCAACGGTGCAGGGAGCGGATTACTTGTCTAATGGAAAAATAACAACGGTAGGTGATGCGCAAACTTTTGTAGTTCCTTTAAAAATATCTACAACAGACGCAACAGCAAAACCAATAAGACCGTCTGATTTTGTCACTGTTGCCATTCCATCAAATAAGAGTTGGGTTGTTCGTGCTTTGGTTATTGGAACTGACGGGACCGATACAGCTTCGTTTGAGGTTAAGGGCTGTGTTATGAATATTGCTGGAACTACCTCTATAAAAGGGACACCAACAGTCACGGGATTGGGTAATTCAGCTGGCGCAAGTACTTGGAATGTTTCACTAACACTGAACTCAACAGAATTAAGGATAAACGCTATAGGTGAAGCCGCTAAGACTATTAAATGGTCTGCTAGGTTAGAAGTTTCGGAAATAGGATTCTAAAATGAACATAAAACAATCAACATGGGATTATATAATGCTTTTCCTAGCGATAGGATTAGGTATGTTCCTGTGTTGGTTGGTTGTGGTGACAAATGAAATTCGCTGATAACAAATATAACCTTATCCTTTTGGCAATCTTGGCCTTTATAGCTTGGATAGTGGGGTATTTGTTTAGGCAGATGTATTATTTATTAAAAATATTTTTTGGATGACACTAGGACAATCGCAACGAGTTTTTACAAGGAACATAGGGTGCTTAATAGAGTATGCCTATTCTATTGGTATAGAATTGACATTTGGAGAGGCTCAGCGCACGCCTTCACAGGTTTTACTTAATTACTTTGGTTATGATGTTGTTTTGGTGGATAAGAAATTGGTTTTAAAAAAGCGAAAACCAACAAGTAAAACTTTAGAGAGTAATCATCCAGACCGATTGGCGGTAGATTTCAATTTCTTTATAAATGGCAAATTAACCTATAGATATGAGGATGTAAAGCCGTTGGGAGATTATTGGGTTTCGTTACATGATAAAAATAGGTGGGGCGGAGACTTTAACAAAAACGGAATTGCTGACGGATTTATGGATACACCACATTTTGAAATGCAACGGTAATGCAGCTTAACAGTATAGAAATACAACAACTTTTAATACAATTCCATGCGGATACTATTATGTATATTCTTGATCTTTAGCCTTGCCGGGTGCAAGTTAATGCGCAATACGGACACCCAAAGGACCAGTACCCAATTTTTTGAGACAGAAAAGCGCGTGGAGTACGCCCCAGGGGATAAAGTTTTCTATGCCATACCACAGATACCCAAAGAACGGCCCAAATCCCAAACGGTACAGACCAAAGGGGATAATGGCGCTATCCTAAATACCCGTTTTGATGATAAAGGAGAAGTACAGGAAATTACCTGCGAATGCCCGGAAATTAAAAAACAGAACGATATACTTCGTGCTTTGTTGGAAGAGGAAAAAAGAAAAAAAACAGAATCTACCAAAGAGACCACCGGTATAAACATTAATATTATTATAATTGCTGCCCTGGCATTTGTATTCCTGTACCTGGACAAACGCACGTAATTTAACGCATTATTAGCGCATTTACTGTATTTACTTATAAGCTTAGATACTATGTAATATGGGCTTATAGTAATTTTTGGCTATTGCCTTACAAGCAGGGGGTCACTGGTTCGAACCCAGTAGGGCCCACACTACAAACCCTCGTATTTACGGGGGTTTTTTGCTTCTATACGCTTCCTTTTATTTTTGTATATATTTTAAAATTGCGTAATTTTAAGTAGTTTTGCGCATAGTGTTGCGCATTTTAAGCGCATTTTTAATTATGGTCATTACTGTAAAATTAGATCTAAGGAAGTCAGGGGAGACAGAAAACGGTTTCCCCTTGGTAGTGTACTGCTCCCAAAATTACAAAAAAGCGCAATGGCGTACCGGGTTTTATGTAAAATTGGAGCATTGGAACGACAAGCTTGCGCAGCCTACCAAAAAGCACCCTGGGTATTATGTTTTGTTAGATCACCTTTCCAAGCTTAAAAAACGTATATCCAATGTAATTAGGGAAAATGGGGGCCGTGCCCATAGTCTAAAGGAAATTAAGGCAATGGTATTCCGTAAGGAATCTTCCGTATTTTCGGAATCTGCCTTTAATAGTTTTCCAACAGATTACAAGGGCACTAATTGGAGCGCGGTGGTGGCTTTTGATAAATTTGCACCTGGCGTATATTTTACGGAGATAAACAAAGAACTGGTGTACAAGTTCAGGGACCACCTTCTTAAGAAGGGAAACCTGCCCGGTGGGGTAGATAGTTACATTAGGTCTTTAAGGGCGGTCTGGAACCGTTTAAGTGGCTTGGACAATCCTTTTAGTGGTATTGCCGTGGAAATACCCAATACCGCAAAGAAAGTGGCCACTGTGCAGGATATAGCGTTGTTGTGTTCCGCGCAATTGGCAGAACATGGGGATATAGGCAGTCCTGCCCATTATAGGGACTATTGGCTGTTAATGTTTTACCTGGGCGGTATAGACCCGGAGGTCTTGGCTAAACTAAGGTATGATAAGCATGTGGTGAACAACCGTATAATTTTTAATAGGAACAAAGGAAGGTCCAAGGCATTGTGCAGCAATACCATTCCTGCCCAGGCTTGGGAAATTTTGGAAAAATACCAATGCAGGCCCTATCTGGTGCCTATTTATAAAAGTACCAACTATGGTACGTTTTCCCGTAATTTTGCCAGGCGTTTTGGTAAGATATGCATTAAATTGGGGGTGTCCGTGGCCTTAAAGCCAAAAGGGGCCAGATATACCTTTATAGACCGTGCCCAACAGTTATTGGTAGATGAGCGCATTACCGCCCAGATCGTGGGCCACAAAAGGCGTACCGTTACCAGTATCTATACAAACGACTTTCCACAGGCGGTACAGGATGCCGCGCACCTGAAAATAATTTCTATTTAAAAGGATCTTCCAATTCCTTGGTCCTTAGTGCAATTTCATAATCTATAAGCACGGGCAGAAGTCCGTACCCTTTAAAATGTACGTACATTTTATAGCCTTGGCGTTTATTGCCGTAGGTCTTTAACTTATCTACCACCACTTTTTTACCTGCCAAAAAATTGGCACCATGTTGCCCGCCTTGGGAAATCCATCTAAATCCACGGTCTATAGATGGTATTCCTATAGTAAGGGTATCTCCGGTGTGTATAGTGTTTCCGGCTTCTGTAACATAGCTTTCAAAAATGCCGTTGGTAAGCTGATCATGTACGGCACTATCCTGGGCGTGTATAGTTCCTAATGCGAACAAAAAGAGTAAATATTTTTTCATTTTTTATTATTGATTTTATTGTTTATAAATCTTTTTAAATCCTCAAAATAAGGTTCAAGGTGTCCAGCAACTTGTTCTGCAATTCTTTCTTCCATAGATAATTCCCTTTTGTAATACTCCTTATCCTCACTCACCATTGGTGATATTTTTTTAAAGATAAAGTTATCTAAAAAATTTTCAATTTTTTTTAGAGTTGCTTCTCTTGGTTTTTTGACCTCTCCGTTTAAAATTCTTTGTACACCAGCTTGGTTTAAACCTGTGTGTTTTTCTATTTCGTAGGCTGTAATATCGTTCGATTTACATAATTCAATGATTTTACCCACTCTTTTGTTAGTATTTAAATTGCTCATAATGAATGATTTAGATTAAACAATGAAAAAAATACTATACTTTTACAAT